AGGAGCAAATCGCGTTCGGGTGTTCCGTCAGCCTTTTTGCGATAATGCTTTGTATCGCGTTGAATTTTTCAGGGGCTTCAAAATCGGCATACGCTGGGCGCTGAGTATAGACCCCGCTCCTGTAATCGCTTTTTCCCATTGGTTCTCAATCTCCTTTACATATCTTCCCATACATAAACCGTACAAAGTCAGGCGTACCCTTGCGGAGAACCTGCTCGGGCGTGAGCTCGACCCTGCAATCTATCTGCTGTATCTTGATTGCCACAGCCGCAGCCATTTCGTAGAGTGTCGGTTTCATATCTGCCCCCACACTCTGCATATTTCCTCGCGGTTCTTCTCGATTGCCCTGCGCTCTCTGACCTCTTTATACGCCTTTGCGCGGTGCTCTGAGCGGCTTTTCTCGGTCGCCCATACGTTGTACTTATGTACCAGCTCGCACGTCTCCTGCGCCGCGTAGGCTATCAGCGCGGCGGCAGCTACGATCGCTATTGTGGTTAATGTGTTCATTCCTGAATCTCCTTTCACATAATAACCCGCATTCGTTCCACCTGAGACAGGTCAACATCAGGATTTGCAAATCTAACAAGCGCACGGCAGATATTTTCGCTGAGTGCTTTTTCTTCTTCAGGGGTGTGCTTAGGTATGTGGCAGATTACTGTTGCGCCACTGTATGTACGCAGAACTGCCACTGTCTCTGTCTCGGTTTCTGTCTCGCTGATCACTGTGTAGCGCTTAGCTCTCTCATATGCTGTAAGCTCAGGTTCACCTTTTTTGTTTGCCATAATATCACCTCATTATATATTATTCGACACGGCTTATTTAATGTTTGTCCTGTGAATTTTGAACCTGCTGGACGCTTTGAAGCAATGCAAAACTCATATTTAGCATCGCACTTATAAGTGCCTTGTTCGATTCAGAGAGCTCAGCGTAACTTCGCTGAAAGTTTTCGGGAGCTGTGCTTGCTCTTGGCTCGGGCATGAAATCATCTCCTTTCTACGCCACTATCAATAACCTGAATGTTTCCTTTCCCTTGGGTGTCACTAATGTCTGTGTTGATGAAAATCCGGTTTTGTCGTTGACGAACTCTTTCAGCTCGAAAAGTCCGGAATCCGCGTGCTTTGCATATGGCAGAAGCTTTCCGCTCTTATCGCGATAAAGATACTTTTTGTCAAGTAAAAAGTTTACAAAATCTTTCTGCTTGACTTTCAGTTCCTTTGCCGTGTCCCTGATGTTCGTCAGAAGATTACGGTCAACCAGTTCATCGAAATACTCTGCCTTGGGGCGCATGATTTCATTGTCTACCGTAAGGTTTGCAACATTGATTTGCAGTTCCTTGACCCTGCTGTTGGCAATTTCAAGGGCGCGCTTCATGATCATCTCGGGGCTGTTCCAAGCTTCTTCTACCTTGATGAAGTACTTGCGGAAGAAACTGCCCTTTTCAGTGCGCTGGAGCATACAGAGTTCCTTTGCCATTGGGATCGTGACCATGTGGTCGGTTGCTGGTCTGCCGCCTGTACTTTCGCTCAAAAATGAGCAAAAGTCCTCTCCCTCGGTAAATCCATATTCACACATTCTCGGAAACCAATCCTTATATGCTGTTTTAACTTCCAGAGCTGTGTGAAGTTCTCTGCCCGATACTGTCGGACAGTCTGCGTTGTCGTAGTTGACTTTGATTAAGTCGTTCATTGTTTACCTCCTTGATTTTATTTCCCCTTTCTGCTATAGTTTTATATAGAAAAGGAACGGTTAATTATCCGAAAAAGAATATGACAGCCTCAATAATGACAGTTACCACGCCAAATACGCAGGCAACATTGCTCCATTTGTCGGACTTTTTTCGCAGCTTTTCGAGATACTGTGGATCGTCATCGGCAATCCGCTCAAACAAGCCGATTGAAACTTTTTCTTTTTTGCTTTTCATTCTTGCTCCTTTTCTTTTTTTACTTCAATCACAGCGTCGCGAGCCATTAGCCCCAAAAACAGCAGATCTCTAAGCGCGATGTAGCCGAGTACCACAGTCTGAAACGCCTCTGTGTTGCCGATGATTAAAAACACTGCTTCGGCAACAAACATCGATATGAACACGACTGTGGTCAGAAGTGTGCAAAGTATTTTGATTTTGTCTTTCATTTTTCCTCCTGCTATTGTTTAACCGCCGCCAATGAAGAAACTGTAACAGCTTGCAGACTGATTCCTGCATCAGCGGCAATCACGACCTTTCTTGACTTTTTCCTTTCCTCTCTGCTATAATTTGAGCAGAGAGGAGGTGATTAATATGACTGTTTCCGACCTCGAAAAAAAGCTTACCGAAATAGCTGACGATTTTTCTGCTCAGATTTGCCCAGAATATCCCGAAGGCTCAAAAAAGCCTGTTGCAGAAGAAGATATCGCTATTCTGGCAAAGCAGGTATTCTATGCTCTCAACTCTTACAAAACCGAAATTGTAAAGTACTTAAAGCAGTCTGAATAACCTACGAGTGAGCCGTCCGTACCGCAAATACGGACGGTTACTTTTTTATTCGGTCTTTTCCTTGTTTTCCTCGCTTTCCTCTTTAGGAACATACTCGATCTGTAAGAGCGGCATAAGCGAATACGCTATGTCGTTGAGTTCTCTTGTGATTTCTTTGGCTCTTGCAATTTTTGCAAGAACCTCATCAGCACCTTCAAGCTTTAGTCTCATTTTCCTCACCTCCTTTTTCTTGTACCCTATTCGTGTACTACATAAGCAACATCAAGATTAAAGAATCCGAGAGAGCAGTAAACTGCTAATTCTCACCAGCCGTCCGTATTACCAGTACGGGCGGCTTTTTTTTCTCGCCTCTTCCCTCCTTCCGTAATCATAGTATACAACATTTCTGTGTAAAAGTCAATGAACAAAACACATTTTTGTTGTAATTTACAAAAACACTGTGTTTCTTTAGTACTATATTACAAATATTTGATGTAATTTGAATCGTATTACACTCTAACTCTTGACTTTGTACACAGTTTTGTTGTATAATCTTATTGAAAGGAGATGATTTTATGGATAGATCAGAACGTGGCGCTATATTAAAAAAGTTACGCGAATCCAAAAATGAACGCCAATCTGAAATTGCCAAAATAGTCGGAGTAACACAGCAGGCGTATCAGCGATATGAAAATGGTACATCTGAACCTAATGCAGACGGTTTAATAGTACTTGCAAATCATTTTAACGTAACTGTTGACTATCTGCTCGGGCGTGAATCCGAAAAAAATCCGATAGCCATGTTGAATCTGGCTATCGGCGAGAAAGAAGCCTTAGATCTGTACTGCAAGCTGCCCGAAAATATACGACAGATCATTATGGACACAATGATACAGTTGGGCGAAGCTGCCAAGCGAGGTATGGCAGGTGAGCCGAAAATCATTGTTTTCAAGCGTTTCAGCGTACACAAGGTATCGGCAGGCTGCGGATACGACTTAGAGGACGCCGATAATTGGGAAGATTTAGAGGTCGTTGACACGCCAGAGGCACAAAAGGCGGATTTTGCCGTTGAGATTGACGGTCGCAGTATGGAACCAACATACCAGAACGGCGATATTGTATATGTGGTATCTGATACAGATGTCCCCGTTGGCAAAATCGGATTGTTTATCCAAAATAACAAAGGGTACATAAA